TAAATCTTTCTAATTTTAAATTTTGTTCAGTGCCACTACAGGAAGTTAAGTCATTTATTATATCATTTAAAAGGTTTAACTCCTCTTTTAGTTTTTCAAATTTTTCTTTAATTAAATCTCTTTTATTTTCTTTCATATGTGAACTGAATTTAGAAATATGGGAACCACTCTCTTGTCTATTCATCGTTTTTTTTGACCTTGAAAATTCTTTCATTGTTTCTTCAATTCCCTTTTTTATAAAAAACTTTAATTCAGAATTTATATCCTTGTTCCTATTCTTGTCTCCACCTTCGACCCTATTTAGATTTTTATTCGTATTTTTGTAATCATTTTCAATTCTGTTTGAAAGATTGGGCTCATCCTCAATTCCGCTATTATTGTCAGTAGTTCTTTCCTTCAGATTTTTGGATCTTACAACACTATCATTAGTCTTTATTTGAGAACTTTTAAATGAATTTGATTCCATCACCTCACTTAAATCCTTAATGGATTTAAGAGTGTTTGACAACTTCACATTAGTCCAAATATTAGTATCGGGCTCATTCCTCTCAGGAGGGTTATCACAAGTAATTGATTTGAGTGTCACACTGGATAAAGTTTTCCAATAATTTGTGAAGTCCAATTTATTGATGTTTCTACTATTGATTCGGAGTTTTATATTGTTGATTCTTTCTTCTATTGATTTTAATTTTAAAATTAATATTGCAAACACAATGAAAAGTGTTGTTTCTTTATTTTTCTTCTCTTTTTTCATCCTCACTGAGAAGCTCACCGAATTTTTTTGTAAGAAAAACCTCAAAGGATCCATGTTATCTTTTAACACAAACATTGATTTTTTCTGTTTTGAGCATGTTTTTTTAATTGAACTTATTATTTGACTGTTTGTTAACTCTTTCAATTCTTCTTGCTGCTTAATTGTGCTACTCTTAGTGGGATTTTTGAAAAGTTTCAAGGAAATTCTAGATTTTACTCCAAGATTATCATTATTAATCTCATTATTCACATCTAAAAACTTAGAATATTTCTTTTGGGTTTTTAAGAATTTCTTTTGTTTGAATTCTAAGACGCCCATAATTCTATTCAGAGAACACGCATTAATTTTGTCTTTCATAATGATATCCGATATGAAACCAAATTCACAATAAGCATCAAAAGAGCCTAAATATCTTCCACCAAGCTGGATAGGTTCATTTTCCAGTTTTTTCAACTCGGGAATTCGTCTTTGGAGATAAGTCGAGAAATTAATTTCAAGAAAATAAGAAGATATTTCTGATTCTGATTTTTTATAAAACTCAGTTATTCTGGATAAACCATAATAATAATTTTCACTAAATGTTGTGTTCTGAATTGAATTAAACATAGAAGAAAGGGTTTTATTAGGATTATCAAAAAGCTCACCTCTGAAATTTTGGAGACCAACCATTTCAGAGACTAAACATGAATATGAATCTTTGGTTAGAGAAGTGTGTATAGAAAACAGTTTTGGTATCAAGTAATTCATTTTAACAATTGCGTTTTTCTTGTTATCTAATAATTCCATTCTCTTTTTTTGCAGAGCTCTCCTAATAATGAGATCTTCTCTTGCTTCATCAATTGTTTTATCTTTTTTGTCGTTCATTAACTTTATTTTAATTTCTTTTTTCGAATCCCTGTAGTTGAAATTGATTGAATTATCATCAAGGACATAGATTTCGTTTTTATCATCTGAATGAACTAATTGTATTATTTTGTCCACACTCAACATTCTTTTTCTAAAAAGTTGCTCACATTGGTGAACAAAGGAAGAGATGTTTTGAAATATACCTTGTGGCCAAGAGAACATGTTTTTAATGATTCTATAATTCTCATTAAAATCCCCTGTAATTTTTGTCTTTATGTTTTCTTCATCTGACTGATTTTTGGGTACAAGAACATTGATATCTTTTAGATAAAGTAAACATGATGTTAATCTTTTATAGGTATTTTTAGATATAAAATTAAATTTTCTCAAAAGTTTTGTTAAAAACACGAATTTTATATAAACATCTGTCCCTGACCAAGACGACATATCACCGTTATACATAAATATTTCATCTTCAAAACCTGACATTTTTATCAAATTGCTAACTGAGTTTAATTGTTTCAACTTAGTAATCTGAGACTTAACTACCATCTCTCTATCAGAGATCATATTTAGATGTTTAAACACATATTGCACATATGAAGCTTTCGTTTTGCTAACAATGTCCAATTCATATATTTCCCTGTCTGACTCATGTTGTTCTTTTCTTGAAAGAATAGCATATGGTTTAGAATCATAAGTTCCATTTATAATCTCTTCATAAAAATCTATAGGTGACTTCACTTTGTTTTCATCATTGTTTTCCTTTAAGAAATTTACTAAGTTTACAACAGTTATATCTTTTATCACCATGTTCTTTCTTTCATTGTAAAAACAGCACTTTCTTTTGTTTATAAAATTATGTTCAAAATCTATTTTTAAATCCTTTTCAACCTTTGTTTCATCTAAAAGTGTTTTCCTTCCTTTTGAAATACACTCTTCTTGGAATAATTTGACTGACGCATACATAGATAATGGTTCAAAAAATTTATCATCCTCATTGAAATCTCTAATAGATTGTAATATATGATTATTCATAGTGAACTTACTGCTCGTTAATTTTTTTGTGTTTGACACAATTGTTTCAACTGACTTCTTGTAAGAATGATTTAATGATGTGCATGGTTTGTACGTGTGATTATATAAAGTGTTAAATCTGATACATGTTTTTACGTCGACCAAATCCCCCATAATAGTTTTTGAGAGATAATCAAAATTTTTACTAGATTTACCGAAAGATAATTGGAAATTTTCTTTTATTGATTCAAGATTCAATTTCATTAAAGACAGCGATAAATAGGATTTATAAGTGTTCTTTGTCGAAAAATATTTCCTAAGCAGATTAGATAATGAATTGTAAGAAGACAGAGATATTACATTGGAGTATTTTGTTATGGACAGGATGTTTTTAAGTGAATTTCCTCCTGATAGATAACATGACCAAAATACTATTAAGAAATAAGCTCTCAAATTTTCAAAGCTTATTTTCTTTGTGTCGAATGTATAAATAAGTTGCATAGTCGAAAAAAATAGATTTGACTTGTAGTTTATCAATGATATGTCTTCAACAAAAACTTTAGATCTGTAGTAGTCTTTGTTGTATTCAGACAGATCAAAAACTTTTCCAGAAACTATCGTTTTTTT